ACGAGGTCGACGTTCGGGCCGGCGCGCATGTCGACGCCGACGTACTTCCACTGAGGCGCCATCAGGTCGCGGTAGGAGCCGTTGACGTTGAAGCTCCCGACGTCGAGGACCGTCGCGTCGCCTTGCTTGAGCGCCGAGGCGTAGCGGCTCAGGTTCGCGTTCATCTCGTTGTAGGATGCGGGGTGCATCTACGCGGCCCTCGCGTATCCGAGCTGATCCATCATGTCGTAGACCTCGGGGACGACGGCCGGCGGGATCTCCGCAAAGTCCTGCTTCTCGTTCCAGGCCGGGGCGATCTTGTCGACGTCAGCTCGCGCGTCGATCGTCGCCGCGAGGTCGGCGATGAGCGACCGGCTCACGTCTTCGATGCGGAACGTCGTGCGGCGAGGCTCGGGAATCCGGAGGATGCGCTCGTTCCAGTCCACCCAGTAGAGGAAGGAATCGTCGAGGACCTTGCCCGTGCGCCGGAGAAATGGGTGGATCGACGGGGCGTGGAGCGACCAGAAGCCGAACTTCATCAGCGAGGTCACGAACGGCTGCGGGTGTCGAGAGAAGTGCCAGATGACCGCATCGGGCCACGGGTCGCCGGCCTTCTCCATCTGGACGACGAAGTGCCCATTGATCTCGCCCATCTGATTCGGGCCGCCCCAGCGCCGGAGGTCCGGGTTCTTCTCGTGGAACGTCGGAATCCCCGCTGCGTTCAAGAGCTGGGCAAGGTATCGGCTTCCGCACCGTCCGGTGCAGAGCCCGAGAAACCGCGGTCCTTTCGCCTTGCTCGGCATATCTCCCCTAGAAGATCCAGTAGTAATAGAGCGTGTACGTCGCCGCGTTCGCCGTCGTGTGGTCGACGGAGAACTTGAAGAACGTCGGTAGAGCCGAGATGAAGTCATTCGGCTGCTGATTGTCAGTACCGGGCGAGACGTAGGTGCAGATCGTATCGACGAGAGTCGTGAGCCCACCATCGCTCGGGCAGTTCGTCGACCACGCGACGAGATCATCATCGTCGTGCTTGTAGGCGTAGATGTTGATGTCGAGCGCGATGTCCGTGCCGGCGGTGATGTCGATCCACGCGATGACGCCCTTCGCGTTCTGCGGCTTCTGGATGACCGCGGACCACTGATCCGTGGTCTTCGCGGCCGCCGTGATCGCCGTGTGCTCCGCGATCTGATCCGTGCGCCAGTCGGCATCGGCCTCCTGTCTCGGCACGAACGTAAGGAAAGCGACCGACGCGATGATGAGGAAGGCGAGTGCGGCGAGAGTCTTTCTTAGCATGGCTTCTACTCCAAGACCGGCGTCAGAAAACACCGGCAGTTGATAGCGTTGCCCGGCGAGAGCTGCGCGTGCCCCGCCCCAACTCCGGGAGCATCGGCAAGCTCTCCGGCGAGGTCGAACGGCTCGCCCAGTGACCGCTGCTGGCCGCTCGCGTACTCGTGCGAGTCGCGGACGGCGGAGTCGACCGACGTATTCCACTGCTTCTTCTCGACGACCCCGCTCGCCTTGAAGCCAGCGAGCTGAGCCTCCTGGCTCGCCTTGAGGATCTCGGTACGGGCGATCGTCCGGGAGTGATGGCGCCGCGTCCGGAAGACCGCCCGGACCCGCGAGGCAAGCTGATCGACGCTCTCGCCCTTGGCCGTCCCTTCCTGAAGCTGGCGCGCGAGCATCGTCTGAGTCGTCCGGTTCGCGTGCTTGACGAGCAACGCGCCCTGCTGCTCGAGCAGGAACCGCATCTCGTCGGTCAACGCGAACTCCTCGATCCCGAAGCCGCCGAGCGTCTCCGACAGGATCGCCTCGAACGCCTTTCGACCCGGCGCTCGAAGAGCGAGCCCCACTCGTCGGCGGCGAAGACGTCGAGAGCCGAGACGCGAGCGCGCGGAGTGACCGATTTGAGCCGCTTGATCGTCTCCCGCTCCTGGATGCCAAGCACGGCCTTCATCTGCCGCTCGAAGCTCGGAACATAGAGCCGCTCGCGCACGAGCTGACGCTCCCATTCGGCATCGGGCGAGAAATAGCCGCGGGTCCGGCTGCGGTTCTCCCACATCCCGGCACACTGCCCGGCCGCCTGCTCCTGCGTCTTGCCCTCGGCCATGACCTGCGGGATACACGCCTCGAAGAACGCCTCTTTCGACTCAAAGTCGGCGGGATTCGGGCGCGCGCCGCCGTTGCTTCGCTTTCGCGGCGGCTCTTGCTCGGCCGGCGGCTCCTCGTCTTCCGTATCCTCGGGGCTCTCCCCGAGTGCGTCCGTCGAGTCGGGTACGAGCGAGTACATGCCGTCCGGGTCGTAGGGAATCTGCCCGAGCTGGCCGACGGGCTCCTCGCCCCACGGAACCGGATCGAGCCCGCGGTCCTCGCGTACCTGATTGATCGACCGGACCTTGCCGGTGAGGTCGGCCGTCTCCTGCTCCAGCAGGAACCGCTTGTCCTCCGAGACGAACTCCTCGAACTCGACGAAGAGGTCCGGCGCGAAGTCCGGCGCGAGCTGAAGCGTGAGCGCCTCGGCGATCAGGTTGGCGATCGGGAGCACCGTGTAGCGGTCGAAGACCCACTGATTGACCTCGGCGCTCGACCGATCGCCCGAGACGACCTGGCCGAGAATCGAGCGCGAGACGCCGAAGTCCATCAGCAGCTCGTCGCGGAAGAACTCGAGGAGCGGGACGACGTCGGCGCCCGACTGGGCCGCGATGGTGATCAGTTCGTAGCCCGTCGGGATGATCCCCGGGACGCCGCGGTCGGTCCCCGCGCGGTTGTGATAGTGCCGGCGCCACTGCGCCCAAAAGCGCTCCTTCTGCTCTTCCGTCCAGCTCTCGGCGCCTTCGAGCGCTTGCAAGACGGTCTTCGGCGTCGCGTCATCCTGGTACTGCGCCCGGATGTGCTGGCCTGCGAACTTGAGCGAGTCCGCCGTGATCCCGCTCGGCCCGAGGTAGCCTTCGGAGGTCCACGGGCTCTCGGGGTCGGGGAAGAAGAAGCGGATCATCGCGTCGGGGGCGACCTCGTGCTCTGCCCCGTTGCCTCTGCCCCGTTGCCATCCCGCACCGTATAGCCGCGCAGGATGTTCTGCGCGACTCGCGGCGTCACGTTGCCCGGCGGATATGGGTGAAGCTCCCCCGGCACGCCGAGGCCGTTACCGACCTTGAGCCAATACGCCTCTCCGACCGTGACGATCCACTGCGTCGTAAGCCTCAAGACCTGCGAGCGCGAGAAGTTCTTGTGCGGTCGGTCGATCAGGCGCTTGAGTACGTGGTCATCGAGGATCTCGTCGGTCGTCGTCCCGGCCTGCTCGCGCTTCGTCACCTTGACGAGTGGGTTCAGCCCCGAGATGCGGTTGGCAATCGCACGGGTCGCCGCGTCGGGGACGCCGAGGTTCTCCTGGAGCAGCCGCTCGTGGCTCGGCTGGCTTCCGATCCCTGGCCCGTACCAGCTCGAGTAGAACGGCGAGAAGTCGATCGCCTTCGTCGAGGCGCGCTCTTCGGTAACGGGAGGCTTGCCGCCGAGCCAGGTCGGGAGGCGTTCGCGGAGGGTCATTGCACAGCCTCCCGGCACAACGCGCAATCGCATTCGAACTCGACGAAGATCGGTGTGCCGTCCACGCTGCCGAATCTCCTGAAGGCGATTACCGGACCCCGCCCTTCCAGGAACGCCGGCACATTAATCTGGGATACATCCGCGTTGGAGACCTCGATCCGTTCAGTCTTCCGCATCGAACCGCGATGCCCGAAGATCGGGTCCTTCGAAACGAGTAGAACCTCGCTCATTGCACCGTCTCCTCGCGCTCCGGCTCGCCGTAGAGATCCGACGGGCCGAGCCCGCGGCGGATCGGGAAGAGCTCGTTGACGGCATGAGCGAGCGCGTCGGCCCGATTCGGTGACTCGCTCCCTTCGAACGAGTACGGAGTGAAGAGCCGACACTCTTCCTCGAGCTTGTCGAGGAAGCCCACCGGGTGGAGCTCTCCCCGCTCGAACATCGGAGCGGTCATCGCGTTGAACCGGGTCGCCTTGGACTTGCCCCCGCTCGTGCGCGTGAGGACTACGAGCCGCAGGCCACGCCGCTTGATCTCGTCGCGAATCGGGCGGGCGGCGAGCTCGGCGCCGTAGTCCGTCTCGACGAGAACCCGAGGCGCCCCGAGGAAGAGCGCGAGGTCGACTGCCTTCGAGGCCCAGGCATGGGACGACCCCTGCATCGTGTGATCGGCGAGGATGTAGCCGTGGGTATCGACTCCGCGCCCGAGGCCGATGATCCCGCAGGCATCGGCGCCGCCACCGTAGGGGTCGACGGAGACGAGCGTCGCGACGAGTTCGGGCTCTTCACGCACCCGTAGCCTGTCGAGCATCGCTACGGTCACGACCGCTCCCGCGATGTCGTCGAGTAGTTCCCCGTCGAGCTCCTGGCGGCCCCTGCGAGTGCCGGAGAACCGCCTGGTCTGCGACTCGACGTAGATCGGGTTCAGGTTCGATGCGTTGTCGATCATCCGGCCGCGGGTCTCGTAGATGTCCGTGCGCTTGAGAAGCTCTGCAACAAGCCGCCCAGGCCGCGGCGTCGAGCTGACGAAGAGCCTCGGATCGGAGCCGAGGCGAATCCCCCGCTCGAAGTCCTCGAAGGCGTCGATGAGGCTCATGCCCTTGGGCTTCCAGCGATCGACCTCGTCGGCATATCCGAGGTCGGCCTGGGGGCCCTGGAAATCCGCCGGCTCGTCGGCGCCAAACCAGCGAATGATTCCGCCGTTCCAGGTCACGAGCCGCCGCTTCTGGACCTGGAGCTCCGGCTTACGGTCGGGCGGCCAGAGGCCGAGGAGTCCGGGCGCATCCGGCGTTCCGTGGATCATGACGTCCGAGCAGTGGTGAACCGTGCGGCTCACGACGTGCGCCACCCGCGCGAGACCGCGGTCGAGGCGCCAGCGCACGGCCTGGAGGCCAGCGTAGGTCTTGCCCCAGCCGCGTCCGGGACGCATGAGCCAGAGGAACCAGTCCCCGGCAGGCTCAAGCTGCTCGGCTCGGGCGACGATTGGCCACGCCTCACGAGCCAGGGCCCTCCGTTGTCGGGGCGTCAACGCTGCGACCACTTCCGTTCGTTCGGCGTCGCTTAGCGATAGCAGCCAGCGAATCTGAGACCTCAGCCTCTTCCGGGTCTCCGCGTAGGTCGAGCTCACCGGCGACCTCGAGCAGCTTCGGCTCGGTGCTGAGAATCTGGTCCACCGAGCGCTTGTCGCCGAGCAGAGCAGACCGCACGATTCCGTCGGCAATCGCTTCGCCCGCTCGCAAGCCGCGGACGGTTTCCTCGAGCTGCTCGCGCAGGTCTTCCGGGATCTCGGCCCCGAGTCGGTCGTGGATGAAGTCGCGCAGCAACGACTTGGCGCGCTGCTTCCGGCTCGAGCCTCGACGGTTGCCCGTCTCTCCGGGCTTCCACGGCGCTCGTAGATTCTGCTCGTTCGCCAATCGCCCCGGTGCCCTCTCGGTGCAGGGGCGTCGCCGTCGGGCTATCCGACGCTCTCACCCAACGAGCCCATTACCGCATCGGGTCAGGCTTGTCCAGAGAAATCTGTAGAAAAAACGCCCCAGGTGTAGCAGAATGCCACACTTCCCCGCGGGGTAGATATGGGGAGTTATGCCGCGTCCTCGGCCGCGATCCGGTCGGCGCGCTTGGTATTGCTCGGTTTGGGGCGAATATCCCACAATGCGCAGCTTTCTACCGTGCAGAGATAGACCTGCTCGCGCCAGTTTCCGCGGTTGGCGGGATCGTAGACGCAATCGCGGCATTTCTCATTGATCCGACTCCTGAACCCCCTGGTAGCCATTTTTAGAGATCCTCCTGCGGTGGTGCCATTTCGGCCACGTTTCAGACGCCAGCGGCGGCGATATTTGGGCTTCATCGCGGGTCATCCTTTCACCGTTACCCGGCGTTCTCGTCTCCTGCGCGAACCTCGCGCGTCTCAGGCTGTTCTATCCAGTCGAGGCACCAGTCGTAATCGAAGGTAATCGGCCACTGCTGGCCCGCGGCCGGCGGGGGGCGCCTCCGACACTGGGCCCATGTCCATTGCCGGTCCAGACGATTCCAGGCCGCGCAGGTCGAGCAAGTGTTCTTCATCCCCGGCAGTCCTCCCCCCGCGGCGCCCCGCAGATCCTCATGCCAGCTCCATCAGCGCGGCCCCGTGCCCGGCCCCTTTGCGAGGAACAGGTTACGGGTAGCCTCGTTCTCCGCCGCTGCGATCCGGTGGACCTCGATCTGCCAGAGCAGAGCGCAGAGGCCGCAGAACATCTCCTCGAGCTTCGCGCAGATCACGCCGCTTTCGTTTCCGGCTTGGGCCGCGTTGATTCTTTCCCGCTCCGCCTCGCCGGCGGCCGCGATCCGGGTCTCGGCCTCCGCTAGCGCATAGTTCTTCGTCCCGAGCTTCGGCTTCGCTTTCTCGCTCATCTTCGGCAATCCCTCCCCTCCGGCGCCCCGCACACCCGCAGACCGAGCGCGCGGAAGGCTTCGAGCGGGGTCGCCACGATCGGAGGCGGTGGGGCCGCGAGCGTCCAGAAACGCTTTTGGGCCTCCGACCGTGGCTTCCTTCTCGCCTCCCCGTGTTCGGTGTTCTTGACCTCGAGCGGGTGCCACGACCCGTCTTCGAGCTGAACGAGCAGGTCGCACGGCTGGTCCATCAGGTAGACGAGCGCGACGTCCGGGTGCGCGCGAAGCTCCGCGACGATCTCGGCTTCGTTCCGGTCGCGGGTCTTGGCGTAGCGGTGGAGGGTCATGGCTCGGCGGCCTTTGGGCTTGGAGGCGAAGGCCAGGTGGCCTCCGTTGCGATTCCGCGCGACTCACAGATAATCTCGTGTAGGTTGCTACCGGATTCGAACTGCTCGCGCTGGCGCCGCCTGGCGGGCTTCTTGCATATCACGCACCACCAGATCATTCCAGAGCTGGTATCCAACTGGAACGCCGCGGATTCGTGACAGACGTCGGTCGGCGAAAACGAGTTTGATCCACACCGCGGCATCGGCCGCGGGCGCGGCTTCGGGGGCACGCCTTTTCGGTGAGGAGCGCGGGCTCGCGCGGCGACGCGCTTCAACACCTCGTAGGTCCAATCGCCCGCGAGCATCACGAGCCTGCCGAGAAAGATCGCGAACAAGATCAGCGCGTAATCGCCGAGGCTTCCGTCAAGCGTTAGCGTCATAGGATCGTCACCCTCATTCTCGTCTCATTCGCATATCTCTGTAGTTCGCGCAGTTCGTCCAGTATTTCCTCGTTCCTCCGTGCATAATCACGAAACAAGTTCGGGTAAACCCCTCTGTCGATGGGGTCTACGAAGAATTGGTCCATCAATGACAGGACGCGATACTTTACCGCCTCCGGTGTCGGGAAGTCGTTCTTGAGTTCAAGAACGCGGACGCGCCAGCGAAGACTCATAGCTGCACCCCAAGTTTCTTGAGCGCTCCAAATGCGATCTTGCGTAGATCGGAGAGATGCTCTCCGGTCGTTCTCTCTTCGCGCGGCCGCAGCCCAGCGTTCCAAAGGTCATCCATCAGGCGTTGTGCCGCGGCCCGGTCCTCTCGTAGTCCGAAGCCTGCTGCTCCATCGTCACGCTGATTGCGACACTTCTCGGATGCCCGTGCCCACGTTCTTGGAAGCCCCAGATCGAATAGCCGAGACGTTCCGGGGCCTCCTGGAGACGAAGCGTCATTCCTTCGAACGATTGCGTCATGTTCTTCTTTCATCCTCCTGCTGCTGCACCCAGAGCCCGCGGCACGGGGTCGGATTCTCCTGCTGCTCTTCCCAGGTCGCCCAGCAGGAGCCGTTCTGGCACATGGGGTCTGGCCCGAAGCAGTGGCCCAGCGTCACCGGATGGCAGCGGCAGGG